GGGATGATGATTTGCACAAGCGGCTGTGCCAGTGTCAGAAGCGCACCCTTGAGCTGTGCAATAGCGTCCCGCGCTTCGCCGTTTACGGCTACCACATCTGCCAGCCAATCTCGGAGGGCCGCCAACGCACGGGCAATGATGGTAAAGACCAGCGCCCGCTTTGCCAGCATTTTTACGCGCTTTGTGAACGCCTCCATGCCCTGGGATGCTTTGTCTAACCCTTCTTGTATTTTTCCTGCGTTCTTGCCGGTATTGCCAAGTTGCTTACCTAACTCACCGGCCTTTGCTTTCATTCGGTCAAGCTCCGCTTCGCCCTCGCGGATAGCGGCGTTCTGCTTGTCCAGTTTGTCATTCATGGCGTTCCATTCTTTTTCCATAGACGCTACAGCGGCCTCCTGCTGCTTGATAGCGTCGCTGGTGAAGAACTCGCCGCCGCCCTTCATCTGCGCCAGTTTGGCCTTTGCCTGGTCAAGCTGTGCGCCCAGGTTGTTGGCTTGGTTAAACAAAGTATCTCGCGCGGATTTCTTGTTGGTGAGCTTTTCCTGCAGCGCTTCTATTTTCTTTTCCAGCGCATTGAGTTCTTTCTGCGCCTGCTTATCGTCAATGTCGGCCTTGATGATAACGGAGCCGTCCGCGTTTGCCATATAATCACCTACTTGCTTTTATGGTATTTATGTGGTACTATGAACAAACCACAAAAAACTTCTTGGAGGGCGGAAGAAAATGGACAAAATGACTAAGTGCAAGACCTGCGGCGCAGATATTGCAAAATCTGCGAAAGTGTGCCCTGCCTGCGGGGCCAAACAGAAAAAACCGGTTGTGCTGATCGTTATAGCTGTGTTTATTGCTATCGGCATTATTGGCACTGCGCTTGGCGGGAACTCCCCAGAAAAGGTTGGGGATACAGGCGCAAAAGGCGGAAACGGATCAACTGCTCCGCAGAAAACGGAATTTGCAGTTGGTGACGTTGTCTCCCTTAAAGACATTGAAGTCACATTTGTGTCTTGCACCCAATCAAGCGGAGAAGGTTTTTACACACCAGACAGCGGCAACGTTTTTCTATTTTGCGAATTTGCCATTGAAAACAAATCCAGCAAAGATATTTCCATAAGCTCTATAATGTCCTTCGAAGCGTATGTCGATGACTACTCCACAAACATGAGCATGACCGGCACATTAGCCGCAGACAAAGGCCAAATGGACGGCACTGTTGCAGCTGGGAAAAAGATGTCTGGCGTAATAGGCTACGAAGTCCCCGCCGATTGGAAAACCCCGGACTTTTGGTCTGGCAACGACATTACATTTATTGCAAATCATTGACCGCCGCGCAGCCGCCCTCCGGGGCGGCTTTTTACGTCCAGCCTTTGATAATTTCTTCCTCCGCCTCCGAGTACCGTCGCTTGATGTCGATAACGTCGCGGTTTCTGCGGTAAAACTCCCTGTCGGCTTTGTCTTTTAGCTTGCCTTTTGCTTTCAGATCGCGTATGCGCACGATCTGCGCGAAGTAGCAATCCCCGATTTCTCCGTAGTACGAAAGAAACGTCCACCAGTGCAGATACGGAAGCGCCCGCACCTCTTGCCCCACTATGCGGTTGATTGGGGCGATGAGCAGTCGAAAGTCCTGTTCCCAGTCCATCAACTTGGTTGATTTTTTTTGCGTTTCCTCATTTCCGCCATTGATAAACCAAAAACACTGTTTTATCGCTTCTTCCATGTGCTCCCCAGGCATCGTGAAAAAACCAGGGTAAAACATTCCCAACACGCCGATGCACTTTTCTTCGCTCGTTAGTTCAACAGCAGACAGCACCGAGAATATGTCCAGTATCACGCGAAAGTCCGTTTCTATTTGGTATTCCGTTCCACACACCTCAAGGCTCGTAGGAAGGTCGTACATCATCTGTGGTACTTGGCCGTATACTTTGCAAGCTTTTCACTGTGAAAAGCCTTTTCACGCTTAATCCCCTCGTCCAGCTCGTCCATGATGGCAACCATAAGGTTCATCCACAGCGGCGCACCGTCCGCGATGGCATACACGCTGACATTGCCAAACAGTGCTTCACACACCGATTGCTCAAACACCCCGTTAATGGTCTCGCGCATTTCGGCGTCCATATTTCGGAGCCAGTCAAACATTTCGCGGGCGCTCATTTTTTCTACGTTATCGTCCCGCGCATCCTGCTTCTTTTTCAGCGCGTCAAACGCTGTGTAAAGCTTGTCTGCAAACGCCGGATCACTGGGGTTAAAATATACCGTGCATTTGTCATTCAGGTTGTATTCCTGTACGCCGGTGGTGATTGTCAATTCCTTCATGTGTTCCCTCCAAAACAGGGGCGGTTGCCCGCCCCTTTATTTAGGCCGCAGTAAACTCAATAGCGCCGCTGCTGCCCTTCTTCACAGTGCCCACAGTGCGGGTGCCGCCATAGGTGATCTCGCTGGTGATATTCAGGGTGCCGCCGCCCTCGCCGCCGATGCCGGTGATGGCAATAGCGCAAGCGTCGTAGCGCTCCGCAAACATCGCCTCGCCGCTGGTGGCGTAGAAGTGGCCGATCATCATGTCCTGATTTGCCAGCGCCTGGGCATCCTGGTCTTTTACTGCCAGGTTCCACATCTTCACCGCCGCAGCATCGCCCGCATCCAAGGGGATGGGATCAAAGGTCTGCGTGATGGTGGGCTTTTTCATGGTCGTAAAGGTGTGCCCCAGGATGTCCTGTTTGGTATCGGTGCTCCAGTCCATTTCCTCGCTGCTGTCCTCAACGCGCTTACCGATAGCGCTCCACACAGGAGCGGATGCGGTGCCGGTGTTCAGGTACGCAACAAGCAGTTCGCGGTCAATGGTCTGGCCTACGGTTGTGTTGAATTCCAAATCTGCCATTATACATTCACCTCGTAATTCAGTTTCATAAGGATTTGGTGATCTTCGTCCCCGTTTTCATACATGGCAAACAGGGAAGATCGCGTGGTTGGCTCCATGCTGATAACGCGCTTGTCATCGCCAATGTCGGGCTTCTGGCCATTTGCCCAGTCCCCGATAGCGTTCAACAGTTCGTCAGCCTTGAGCCGTTTGTCGTTGCTGTTCCCCGGCTTCACTCGGTAGATTATCTTGAACTGATAATCCGCCACATAGCCGCCGGCGATATACTTCCGCACGATGTAAGCCGCCTGAATGGTCGACATCGCCATAGCGGAAGTGTCGGCGGGAAGAAACTCAAAGCGGATAAGGTCGACTGGTAGCTCCGGGTATGTGTTCAGCCACACAAGCAGCTTGCGCGATACCTGATCCTCTTCCGCCGCTGACACGGCCTTTTTAATCTTTTCCAAATTTCTTCACCGCCTTATCTGCCACCCGCACCCACTTCTCCATGTTCTGCGCTTTGGAAGCATCAAACCAATGTGCCTGTGCCTGCGGATGCATTGTTGTGTTAAATACAAGATTTCGGTCTGTGACCACCTTGTGCCCGCCCTTTGGGGCGTATGTGCTGCCGGTCGCCGGGTCTACCATTACCTTACCGTAGTACAGGAAGCGGGCGTATGGGCCTGGATAAATGACCTCGTTTCCAACCACCCGTGTTCTCTGCGTCAGAGAGCCTGTAAGCGCAGGCACAAAGGGGATTGTATCTTTCATCACCTGTTGCGCTAAAACGCTTTCAGCGCGGTCACAGGCCCTTGCAAGCTGCCGCTTTACCTCGTCCATGCCGGACACGTCAACAGAGAACTTGAGCGACATTTTATGCCCCTCCGACTTCCCAATGCTGCATATCCACGCTGCCAAAATCTTTCTCGTCCACTTTGGTCACGTTGTAGCAGCCGTCCTGTGCCATAGCCACGTCCTCTTTGTCTGTAACAAACTCGCCTTTCACAAAGAACGTCAGCCCGCCGTTACCGTTCACAGACAGCGTCCACAGCCCGGACTTGTCCGCCGTTGCAAGAAACGCCTGCGGGGGCGCGTAAGTTTTGGCCTTGCCTGTCGTGCCGTCCACCGCTTTCACGGAAAACGGAATGTACAGGTTTACCGCGTCTGCGCTCTCAAGTCCGCTTTCGCGCACGTTGACAGCCTTGCTGGCTTGCAGCATAACACCGCGCAGGATGGTCACATACAGCTTTGTGATTTCATCAAAAGTCGCCGGGTCAGTCTCCTGCACGGAGTTGTAGACCGTTATAGTGTGGGGCGCGTACAACCACAGCACCCCCCTCCCCGATACAGCAGCCCGGTATGAGCAAGGTATTCCATGCACGTTTCCGCAAGCAGTTTCTTTGCCCCGTCCGTCGCATTGAGTGCAGACAAGGCGGATTCCCCGCCCGTTGCAAGTGTTCTGGAATAGCTGCCTACCGTTTCGCTTTTGACTTCCGCGTCATTTGCCGCAGCGTTTGCAAGGTTCTTCACGGCAAGCGCCTGCGCCGCCTCGATGACCGCATACTTGTCAACCAGCGCGCAACAGCACATCTTTACCGCATCCAGATCAGCGTTGTCTTTCGCCCTGTTGCGCGTGTAATAATCGAGGAAGGAACTGGCGCGGGCAACAAGACGCGGGAAGTCATTTTCGCTCACAGCGCCCATGTAAGTGCCGGAGTAGTATTCAAAGTCTGCGTAAGTCATCAGTGCCCTCCTTCCAAAACCGCGAGAATTTCAGCCTTTTTCATCGAACTGCTGACCCCGTCCACCCCGTTTTCATCGGCATACGCAAGCATTTCAGCTTTTGTCATGTCGGAGAAAGCCGGGGTGTCAGGGTCAGGCTTATTCAGCAGTTCAGTTAGCCCCCCACCGCCGGGGTGATGGAGCCGACCACCACACCGTCGATACGCTCAGCGAAAAGAGCCATGCCGTTGATAACGGTGTCAGATGCGGTCATATTGGTGTAATCGGGTTCCTCATGGATACCGATATAGCCGGTGGCGTCGGTGGTGAAATCGAACACCTCGCCAAGATCAGCGCCGTTCACAGGAATGTAGTACAGGACAATATTGTCCTTGGCGGTGGCGTAAATCTTGCCCTTGGGAACGCTGGAATTGAGGATCACGGTGCCAAGGCCGAGGAAGTTCTCAACGTAAGTCATTCCGAACGCGGTCTGCAAGGTAATGTTTGCGCTTGCGAGGTAGTCAGCAACGTCCAGCGGGTTCAGGAAATACACCGCACCGATTTCGTCATCTTCAAACAGCACCTGCAGCTGGCCCCATGCCTGAGCCAAGGTCGCCTGGAAGGTCGTGCCGGACGCCGTGCCCGTGCCGGTTGCGAGGAAGTCGAAAAAGTCTTTACGAATACCCTTCTGGACGTCCTTGAGCATTTCGTCGGTGGTCATTTCTACCGCCTGATCGTAGCCACGATCGGTGATTGCTTCGGCAGAGGTGGCCTTGCGCCACTTCTTGAGCGTAATCTCCTTGTAGTTCACGGCTTCGGTCTTGTACTTGCTGAGGGGAATGGTCTCACCCTCAGCAACAGCGCCGCTCTCCAGCGTGCCAGTGGCCTTGTAGCTCTTGAGCACAGTGCCCGCCTGCTTGGAAATCTTTCGGGTAACGCCCAGAGCCTCCATCAGTTTCTTGATGGAATAACCGAACATTTCGGTAAATTCGATTTCGCGCACACGCGCGAGGTCAGCTTTCTTAATGAGCTTAGGATCAGCAGCCATTTTTATTCTTCCTTTCTAAACAAATCCATATTTGCGGCGATTGCAGCGCGCCGCTCCGCTCTGTCAGTGATTTGCATGATTTCGTCCTTTGTTATCGGCTTCCCGCCGCCGTTAAAGCGCGCGCCAGTGTCGACGCGAACGGTTTGCTTGGAGACAAGCCCCTTGTAGGTGCCGTCTACGAGCGCATCAAGGGCCTTGGTGTCCTTGATCTTCTCGCCGTCCAGCTCCAATGCGGCCATTTCTTCGCCGCAGCCACGCATGGCAAGGTCCAAATTCGCGCCGGTGATGTTTTTGCTCTCAAAGTAAGCGCGCACGGCCTTTTCCTTCGCCGCCTTGCTTTCCTTTGCCGTGATGTCGGTCTTAAAGGCTTCAAAGTCCGAGTGTTCCTTCTCGTACTTCTCTTTATAACCGCCGTCGCCTGCTGCCTTGAGGTCGTCCAACTGCTTCTGGACGCTGGGCAGCTTCTCCGCGTCGGCCTTGTATCGGCTTACATCCGCTTTCAGACCGTCCACAGTGTCGGTATGCGCTTCGATGATGGTATCTACCTGCTCATCAGTAAGGCCCATACCCTTCAAAAGTTTGCGTGTAAGTGCCATGACACTATCTCCTTTTCTTTGGCCGCGTTTCTTTGCGGACGATAGTTTTTATAAAAACCGCTGTGCTTCGCGGGTTTTACTTAAACAAAAAAGCCAACCGGCTACAAATCGTAGTCAGTTGGCTCCTATTGCCCTTTCCCACGCCCAATTACGCGGGAGTTGAATATTTGATTGTTTTTTTGACTTCTAACACGATGTAACCGTCACCCTTGCGCCGGATCTCCACATCGTTGCCGCGCCGGATAATAGCCTCGATGGTCTGCATCAGTTTATCATCCATCAGCCCACCCCGATTTCTTTCAAATACGCTTCATACTCATAGGGGATGCCAATGTCATAATTCTTGTAGTAATGCAGAAACTCATACGGGAAGGTGAATTTACCGTCCCAAAACATACCTGCGTGAAGTTCTTCGCCAGTAAACATATCAAAACTGGGCAACGATGTCAGCCCGGCATCAAGGGAGGAAATGTGGCTTAAAATCGCTTCTTTTGGGATACTATTTTTGTATTTCTTATAGTCTTCAAAATTCTCAATAGAATTCTTGTATGGCAATCCTTTAAAAAAACCGAAATCCATGTCACTTTCTCCTTCCTCTTTGATTTGGGGTAAACGGCAAAATATTTCCTTCCCCATGTGTTCCTACTTTCAGTACGCCAGCACCGGAAATAAAAAGCACATCGTCTGGGGCTTTCACTTCAACGCCAAGTGCATTTGCCAGCTCTTCTGCAAAGCAATAATCGTTTTCCATGCGTGCGCCTGTGCTGCAAGATAGCAAACGAACTTTCTGGCCATTCCACCCTTTACTATGCCGAATGACTGCGGCAAGTAAGCGCGGTGACATATTGAGTTCTTTTGTACCAAATCCGACTGCCGTCTGGCTTCCGTGCATAGCGACGTCAAAATACGTTTTAAGAGGTTTTACCCTTTTAACGTTTTCATTCAGCGGGTCACCGTCCGGGAAGCAAGCAAAGCCATTTTCCAGCTTCATTGTACGTCTTTTCACAATAGAATTCAAGTTATCTCTTGCGTCTGCGCCGAAAAACTTAAGAGTGTCTCTATCGTCTTTAGCGTTAGCCGCTGCCACTTTTGCTCGTTGCGTTTTTATGGAATTTGCCGCTTTGATTGTTGCGTCATCCGTAAAATAGACGCGCATCCGCTCCGGTTGCTCCGGCAGTCCAGCTTCCGCGCTGAACGCCTTGTATTTAGCGTTTAGCCGCCGTAGCCGTATGTTTACCGCTGTCTCATCTTCATGCAATCCTGCGGCTTTGTAGGCGGCTTTCTCGCGCTTGAGCTTTCGAATCTCCCGTTCCACACGCCGCTGCATTTGCGTTGCTTCATACGCTGTGTATGTTTTTCCGTCGTAGGTGCATCCCAGTCCATCGTCTATATGCTTGAGCTGGTCGTCAGTGTATGTACGTTCAGAAACACCTTCCACCCACGGGAACCGCCTGTGTCGGCAGTTTGCACCTTCCAGACCATCAACAGCACCAAGACCGCAAACCTTATAGATGCTCGGGTAAATATCCCCGTCGCGGACACTGTAAACCTTTCCCTGCCAGTTCTTATGGCTTGACCACGGAGACGGCCCCGGCTTGTCGCGCGCGCCGGCATGGGCGGAAACCTCAAAATATGGTGTCTCAAGGTATTCCGCCGCTTGCTCCGTGTACTTACTGCATAACTGCGATACGCCAGTCATCACGGCACGGCGGGCAGCTACGTCTACATGGTCACGGTGTCCGCTCTCATAGTCCACCACGCGCAGACCGCTGCTTGCAAGCTCTCTAACGGCTTCTTTGATGGCTTGCCCATAAGAAATCGCCCCGCTTTCTACTTTCAACGTAGCGGCATCTAAAGCCCACTGGTACGCCTTTGCGGGTGGTAGCATCGTCCGCCCTGCGTCTACCAAAAACCCCATCGAAGCGGTAATGTTACGGAACGCATCCTGCGTCTGTCGTTTGATGGCGTAAATGGTGGTTGTATCCACCAGCACGTCAGGCTGTGTTACACGGACAAGGTCTATGACCTCGGTGTAATACTTTTGGTTGCGCTCCACCACATCGGCTATCAGCTCGTTCAGCTTTTTCTCGCTGATGCCGGTAGTCTGGCGTATGGCTTTCTCAATCTCTTTCAGATCGATGCCGTGTGACCGCAGCGCCTTGATGTCCTGCACCGTAACCTCGTTCAGCTCGTCCCGCAGCTTCAGCCGGGAACATATCTCCATCAGCAGCGTGTCCTCAAGTCCACGGTACAGCTCTGCCAGTTCTTCCGGCAGCGCGTCAAGAATTTCCGGCTGAAACGGATATTTCATTTGCTTTCCTCCGTCTCACGATTTCATCATAGTGCGGTTTTACGCGAATTACATTCCAATCGCATTCCTCCGGCACTTTTCCGTAGAATATCACCCATTCCGGCGACAGCCGTTTCATCATTTCCTCGTAGCCGCGCAGAAACAGCCGCTTGCTTTCCTTGTTCTGCTGTGTGCCTACCGAACTAACCGCAACAATTCCGCCGAAAGGCTCACCATCAAAGCACCAATCGTAACTGCTCTCATCGCTCCATGAGATTGTTGGATAAACCGTCATATCGTGGAGCTGCCAGTATGCCGCCAACCAATGCTTGCGGTAATGGTTATATATCTGCATCGCCAGCGGCATATCCGTGTATGTGGAGAAGTCCGGCGCGCACACCGCCGCAAACTGCGACAGTTGCGGAATGTACTTGTCAGGCGTGTTCCAATACCGGATGAATTGATAGTCGTCCACGAAGAAATGCACGATCTTGCTTTTCGTGTCTTTCGCGGTGTAATGGTAATTCACGGGGATAAACTCACCTTGTGGGTACGCCTTGACCGGATCGATTTGCGGAATGTCGTACTTGCCAACACAGGGGAATGTGACCTTGTCGAGATTTTCAAAGTTAATCATGCCATCTTAATAACCGATTATCTTTTTCTTGAACGCTTTCCACGCAGGATCGCCGGGGTGTGTGCTTCTATGGTCAATCCAGAATTTCGCACTTGTTTCTTTTTCGATTAACGCTCGAATGCGACCGTACTGATTGGATGCTCTGCGTAGACTGTCTATGCTATTGTTTATTTTTTCTTTCAAGATTTTGCTATTAGCCATCTTGAAAGCATCTCGCGTTTGTTTTACCCATGTTTGCATGTCTTTAGCCGATGTGATATAGTTCGGCGCATCTGTCCTGAACCCAGATTCTGTTTTATACATCTCTCCAACGAGTGTATCGTAAACTTCATCTCTGATTTTATTGGCCCACTTGACTTGCTTTTCGGTTCCAGTTAGTGCCGGGAAACTCTCCACAGGGCGCTGCACTTTTGGCAAACCGCCACTCCCCACACTGCCACCTGCTCCGCCTCTACCGCCCATTACTCGACCTCCTTTTGTCCTTCTTTTGCCATGTCCTGCATCTTCGGCAACGCCGCCTTTGCGGTCGCCTCGTCTTCGTTCATCCAGCGCATACGAAACTCCCAATCGTTCATGATGCCAGCACCAAGCAACTGCATATCGCGGTTGAAATCCTGTCCTTTATCCTCGATGATGCTGTCATCAAAATCAATGCTGATTTCAACTTCTTCGTTAAGTCCCGCACCCATGTAATGGTTTCCCATACGGAGCAAGATTCTGCATAGCTCCGTGATTGCTTGCTCGAGCAGAATTTCATGCTTCTTGATCGTGCGGAACATTGTGCTGTTTTCGCTGATGACTTGAGTGGCCGTTGCAATGCTCGTCTGGTCGAATTTGTAATGGTTCTCGCCAAATCCGCACTTGCTCGATAGTACGTTAAGCATATCCTGCATACCGGTGTTAAACTCTGCCGTGCGAAGCGTCATATCGACCTGTTGCAAGATGTTCCCATCGGCTGCGCGATCTTCCGGCAGCACATAGTAAACTGTTTCGCGCTTATCAAAGACAGGTCTTCCATTGATGTCTTTGGTTGCCTCCGGCTGTACCACGATGCGCTTTTTACCCAGCACAAATTCATTCACATAGCTGTCGTATGTAATGTCAATGCTCTTGAGTTGGTCGATGGCATAAGCAAACACTGCAACGCCCATCGGATTTTCTTCGTCAGAGTTCGCAATGTTCAAACGGTCAATGACAAACTGCGGTTTGTCGCTGCCCGTATGTACGACAGGCGGAATTGTTTCAAATCCTCTTACGCTTGTCAGCGGGACTTCCTCTGCGTCATACAAATGGTTTTCAATGTCGTACTCCCCGCCATTCAGCCTATGCACCTGAATGTATGTGTACTCTCTGTCATCAACTCGTTTTCTCGACACAAACGCACACTCGCGTATAACGCCGTTGTCCCATGTCAGCGGATAGATGTTTGCGGCCGTAACATAGTTGATATGGATTTTACCAGTGTCTTTGACTTCTGCGGTATCTGGGTCAACTCCCATCTCTTCCACGATGGGGACATAGGCAATCGTGCCTACCGCCGCCTTACGCTCCTGAGATTCGTTTGATTTGACTTCCCAGTTATTATCAGCAAGAATCGCATCTACAAATTCCTGCTCCTTCTTCCCCTCAAGCGTGATATTCACGCGCTCGTTCATCAGCAGGTTTGCCCAGTCCTCGCAGATTTTCTTGCCCATGTTGACGGAATACCGATGGCATTCCAGCTCTTCGATGCCGTTCCAGACCGTATAACTGTGGAAGTCTTTTACATCGCCGTCATACCACGATTTCCACACATCGATCAGCGAGTAAAACTTACTGTCGACCGTATCAAAGCCCAATTCTTTCAATGCTCTGCGGATATCCACTCTCTCACCGTCCCATCATGTGACCGGCACGCTCCAGGTCTTTATAATAAGGTTCAATGCTGTACTCAAAGGCGTCCAAGCTGTCGATGTCGGACGTGCCGTCATCCAAGCGCTCGTCCTCAAATTTATCAGGATCATAAATCGCGGTTTGCAGTGCGTCGATGAGATGCGGGCAGTTGCGAGAAACCTTAAAACGCCCCTGCTTCATCAGCAGCACCACCAGCCGGATTCTATCTGTGATTTGCAGTTTCATTGCATTCTTGACCTGCGTCCCAAGGTGCATCTTCTGCGCGGTGTGATCCAACCCGCGAATCAGCACCGTTTCCGCACTGTCTGCCCGCGTCTGGCTGTATCCGTACTTTGCCGTAACCATTTGGCAGAACGTAGCAAAACGCCTATTCAATGCATCAGGATCAACCTCTTCGTTCTTGATATATTCTTCTTCCAGCGCGACCACACGATAATCTTTTGTAATGCCGGTCGCCTGAAACTTTGTCGCGGACTTTGTACCACCAAAGTCAACGCCAATGGAAATGACGGAAAACTTGGTGTCGTTTTCCTCTGCCCATTTCAAAGGATCCCCAATCAAATACTTTTCGGTGTTGTTTGCAAAGTCCTTGTAGACAACGCCCTCCGCCGCCACCCAAAGGCCGCGCACATACCGGTCATAGAATATGCCAGCATACATGTTTTTGTAGCGCGCAAGCGTCTTATCACTCAAACCGGGGTTGTCGGTCATTTCGAAGTGCAGATATAGCGTGTTCCGTTCGCGGTGTCGCTTAATCCACTCCTGATAAAACCAGTGGTGCGGGCTTCCGGGGTTGCAAGAGAACCACAGCTTTGCACCGTCTACAGAGCATCGTGCAAGCGCCTGTTCCACAAACGAGCGCGGCATCAGCACCACTTCGTCCAGCAGAACGCCCGCCAGCGTGCGGCCTTGGATCAGCGTATAGCTTGCCTCGTCCTTGCCGCCGAACACTTCAAAGTAGTTTGTCACGGCACCGCGCCGCACTTCCATTACCTTATCGCCGCGCCGCCAGCGTATGATATAGCGCTCTTTGGCAAGGCTCATCGCCGTAAACGGCACGATGATGTTCTTGGTGCAGCTATCCACCGTGCGGCCACACACGCC